TTTTTTCATTTTATAATAAAATTTTTGCACCTGTTAATATTTGATAGTTTAATACACTACCTTTTACTTGGTAAGTACTAGATATACTCACGTTATACTTGAATGATTTTGATATAGTGTAATCCCAAGAACTGAACGGTACCAATAAGATTCCTGAATCCCACCACTTACCATCATAGAACTTTGTAAAGGGTGAATAAACCCCCAACATTAATATATTCCCTGAAAGTTTTTTAGATGCTTTGAATGGCATAAACCCTCCACCAATTGCCGACAAGTTTGAAAACCCTTCACCGGCTAAAACACCCACAGTCATGTTCAAACCACCCATCATAGTTAATTTACCAAATCTCTTTGAATTCATTGCAGTTGATGTATTGAATAGGTTTTTTTCAAAATCAATCATGGATGAGTTCGCAACAATCAAAGTGTTTGTTTTTTTCTTATTAGAAAACGCCCCGTAAAATGTAAGGTTTGTATTATTAATTGTTGTTGTGAAGTTCAAAAGAAATCCTTTTGCCTTTGTATTGTTTGTATTTGACTTGGTAACCGACATAGTTCCTTTAAACTGATTTGAACCGTCTTCATTACTTCTTAACGCGACAATATCACCCGTACCAATTATTGAACCAACTTTGACTTTGGAACCACCACCATTACCTGATGATGATTCTGCAGCGTTTGCAACAGAGTTTGTTGTTCCACCACCACCTCCACCCGTGGTTTCTTGTTTAGGTTTATCAGTTGGATTTGTACCCGATTGGGTATTACCACCCCCACTTTGACCTGTATTTGTACCCGATTGGGTATTACCTTGACTTGAATTATTATTTGAAGGATTGTTTACAGATGGCTGAGTCTGTCCACTTCCACCTTGAGTTGAGTTACCTGAACTTGATGTGTTTCCTCCATTTTGGTTAGTTGTTTCTCCTTGTTGAGAATTTCCCCCACCATTAGTTGAACCACCTCCTGAGTTTCCTGTTGTGTTAGGTGTTCCGTTTTGAGTTGTAGAACCATTCGATACAGTTCCTGAAGATGTATTATTTGATTGATTTGTTCCATTGTTTTGTTTGTTTGAAGAACCTCTTCTTGAGGACGAAGAGTTATTTGACGAAGCATTATCTACACTATTACTAATTGAGTTACCAACCGATGATACACTCATAGTAGAGGCTGCAGTAATAGAAGTCAATGTTGCTATTATGTTTTGTGTGATAATCATATTTTGAGTTGTCTGAGTTTGTGTCATCATCTCATCACATGGTTGATTTGCACCTTGAACTTGAACACTTGTTATCCAATTATCAAAAGTACCATTAACAAAATCTGTTTGGCTAAAACTACCAATAAAACCAAGGTAGTTCACGGTAACATTTTGGTTACCCGTAATATTAATTACTTTTTGTTTTTTGGAACAAGGGTCCACATACGAATACGTGAAACCCTGTCCAAATAAATTAGAGGAAAATAATAGTGATAATATGATTAATATTTTTTTCATTAATCAACACTCGTCACATCCGATAACACTTGACCATCTTCCTCGTCCACTTTCTGAATTAACATCTTATCTCTATCTTCAGAGTTAAACCAATAGTCAACAACCTTATTTAGATTACCAACGAAAGCACCCAATAAGATTAATAACATTTCCTTCCAACTCTCTTGAATTTGAATACCCGCAAATGTTGCAACGTTGATACCTAAAATGATAAAGAAAAACAAAAACAACACAACGATAGTAATTCTCCATCTGTTTGATTGCATTTGTTGTAACATGTAGTAGAATCTGTTTTTATCATCTACCTTAACGTAATCACTTGTACTAAATAATTTTTTCATTTTAACTTTTTAACATTCCTTTTTTAATGAGTTTTTCAACTACTCTTACAGTTGAAGTCTCGAGAGCCTTTTTTGTAGATACACCCACAGTTGATTTGTTAAATGTTGGTCCTTCAATATCACCTAAAGTCGTTGAAGTCTTGGTTGTGATTGCTCTACCTTGACCTGACCCTGTAATAATTTCTCCCGTTTCAGCATCCACAAATCTAACCTGTAGTCCTAACTGAGTTACTTGTTTTATTGTAACACCACTTGTTTCAACAACTTCATCTTCACCTACAGAAAAATCATAGACTTCAATGTAAACAAAGTATTTTGCCAATTTGATTTTACCTTTTCCATCAATTTTGTTTTCGGTAAATCCTTTATTGGAAGCTTTGAATTGTTGAACCATTCTTTCTTTGATTTCCAATTTGTCTTCTGTGAATACAAATCTTCCTGTTTCCTCCAAGTATTCCAATACAATGTTTGTAACACCCATCCCAACACGAGCATCTTTTAATTCAGGGTACATTTCATACACTTCATCATTGATACCAATCTTTAAGATTTGAATTGGGACTTGTATTGTATCTGTATAAGGTGGAAGTGATTCCAAAGACTTTTTCTTTTCAAAATTTGCGGTATACTCCTCAGTTTTAACAGAACCGATTTGTTGACCATGGCACTCTTTTGGAGTACCACACCCAACCAATACTAATCCCAAAACAATTAGTTTACCAAGGTGCATCTTCAGACTCACTTTTCTCTTGTTTAGGAGCAGGTGCCGCTGGTTTTTCAACTGTCTTTTCTTTGATAACTGTTGTTGTTCCACCACCAGAATTCGTATTCTTAGATGAATTGTCAACATTTAAATTAATCACAGGTGCCGCAGGTGCAACTTGCTCTGTTTTTGGTGACTCTTCTTCATCACCACCAAAAAGTGTTGTGGTGAAATAAGCTCCACCAGCTGTGACTGCTGTTGCAATCGTCCCGATAATAGTCTTCTTAAGACCACTCCATGTTCCGTCATTTTCTTGTTCTTCTGACATTTTATTTAAATTTAATTTAGGGTTTATTTGAATTTTTTTGGCTATTGAGGTCACAAATTGTGACCCCAAGTTTTTACTTAACTACTGAAGTTCTCTCTGAATACAACTCATCGTCTTTTCTGAGAATAGCGATGTATTCACCAGCACTTAACATTCCTAAGTTTACAGTTGTAGAGTATTGACCAACAGAGTATGTTCCGTTTAATACTTCAATACATTTTTTACCACCCATATCGTAAACACCTAAGGTAACAAAACCTTTCTCGTATATCTTAAATGTAATCATGGTTTCACCCATAGTTGGGTTTGGGTAAACTCTCATCTTTTCAAAACCCGATAACTCGGTAGGGTCTCTTTTGAAGACTTGTAAGATACCATCTGTTGGTGTGATAATTAAATCAGTTGCAACATTGTCACCAGCAAATTTTCTTGTAACATATAAAGGACTTTTGTTCCATTCACTCTGAGTCATTTTAGAACGGAATTCTAATGTGAATAAAGTCTCACCGTCTTTAACCAAATTTCTATTATTTGTTGGGTCGTATCCACCCCACTCAACTTCGTTATCGTTTACATTAATGAAAGAAATCCAATAAGAAGATTTCAATTCATTTTGAAGTGATACAAACTCTAACAAATCAGAATCATATTTCATTGAAAGTTGTAACGCTCCTAAGTCAATTCCTGATGTTTTTAATTTTACAGGAACTCTTACCAAATTACCTTCATCAACACCAAGTGTTGGGAAGTTTACTTCAATGGTTTTTAGATTATTGTCGTATTGAGTTGTAACGTCAATAATACGTTTGTTAGCGTTGTTTGGGTTAACAATTTCAATTGGAATCAAACGAGCTCTTTTGAATCCTGTTCCGTTAGCATCACCCGGTACCAACACATAGTATGTAACTGAGTCAGGTTGACCCGCAACAATATTAAATGTAAAATTAGTTACACCCGGATATGTTGTTTGTTGAGATGTCGTTGTACCATTAATCGCTGAGTATTCACTTTGAGTGAAGAACTTAACATCAGGTACTGAATTCGCCCAAGTGGTGAATCTACCCGCAACTCTCGCATAAACACCATAAACGTCAGAAATTGTAACCTTATTGTCACCGTTAACATCTGATGAATAGAAATCAAAACCTGTCATTGTATTTGTACCCAAAACAGATTGGTTAATTCTCTGAGCATCTGCGGTTGTCACCACATTACCAACACTCATCGTGTCTCCTTGAACTCTAATTCTTACGTTCCATGCACTTGTATCAATTTCAACATCGGTAAACGCAAAACGACCGTTTACGTTTGTTTTCTGTGATGTGACTTGCGTCCAAGTAGATGATGTCTTAAGTTTCTTGTCTAAAGCAACCGCCAAATTTTTGGACACGGTTCCTGTGACGTTTACAAACTTACCTTTAAATGACATCTTCTGTGATTTCAAAACACCACCAAAGTTTGTAAGATTCAAACTGTTATCATCACCTGATTGTTTTGTTGCAGTTTGTGAGAAACTACTTGAACCAACAAATTTCATGTCAGTCACTGTGAAGTAAGTTGTTGCCAATGAAGATGTGTGATTCATCTTTACATTGAACAACGAACCTGCAGGAATTGTAAACGATGAGTTGGTTCCTGTGTAAACCAAAGTAATCGTAACATATCCTGAAGCAGGTGCATCAACATACTGAAGACTCTGTGAAAAAGATGTGTTAGTTGAGGTTACTGTGTCGACTCCACTGAAAGCCTGATTATCATAAAACAATCTAAACTGTACAGCGGTTATGTTCTCGGAAGAACTGTTGTAAAAGCACAATCCAACATCAGTGTAACCCGCACTATATTTTCCAAGTTGGTACGTGGAATCTAAAGTAACGTGAACTCCTGATGTGGTTGGTGTGGGACACGTCTGTGCTTGTAATGTGACCCACGTGGTTAGTGCAAAAATTGCAGCGATTATTTTTCTCATAAGAGTGTTAATTAGTGTAATTATAAATATGATAAAACACTTAGTTTTTTTACTATTATTAACTTTTTCACTATCAATTAACGCACAAGTTAAAATTGATGTTGTTGGTGATAGTTGGGAACAAGTTGTTCACAATGCTTTCACATTAATAAAAGAAACAGATTCAACAACTTATAAATTTGTCACAAGTAATTGTAATCACATAGGATTTTGGAATGGTAATTATTCAACCACCGAAGGTAAAAGTATTTTTCTAACTACCACCGAAGTTAGAAATGGTAATATTAATAATATTGCATGTGCTATTGTTCATGAATCTAAACACATAGAACTTTCAAATGGAAATCTATCAGAATCAGAAGAGGAATGTATTTGTTATCTTTATGAACTTGAGTTTTTAATAAAACTAAAAGATGTTGACCTCTTTTTAATAGATAACATTCAAAACAAGTTGAATTATTATGATTGTGAAAAGTATTTAAAATAATGAGTAGTAAAATTAGAATTGCCACGAAAATGTTAAAAGATTTGTTTAGTCTCTATTCAATACCATTTTCAATAAAAGAATCAGGACCTTTAGGTAATTTAGAACTAACTGTTAAGGTTGATAGTTCTAAATTTCATATGTTGGGTCCAAACTATGATTCTAATTATTATAAATTTTTTGAAGAAGAAGTTGAAGACGAAATTATAGAATCATTGGAATTAGTTGGTTTAGAAGAAGATTTTGATAAAATCATATTCAAACACGTTAATTACAAATTCATGGAAGATAAAATTTTAGAACTTCAGGGTTTTATGACAGATAGACTCAGAAGAATTGTTAATGGTAGAAATCTTAATGTTATAATTACAGGTCCTTATCTTCAAGATTTTAGACCCGAACTAGTTTACAATATAAAATTTCCCAAAGATTTACACCCCGACAAACGACCATTGTTGATGAGGTCAATACCAAGTGTCTATGACGATATTAATTTTCACGCAAGATATTAATTTTCACGCAAAGGTTTAATTAATCTAAACCTTCCAAATCATCATCAGATACTACATATTTTCTCCACCATTTAGCAAATGAGCTATTTGGTATCTTGTTGGTAATAATCTCACCAAAGATTAGTCCTGCACACAAAACAAAACATAACAATATCAAGTAAAAGAAGTATATCATACTTTAATCATAATAAAAAACCCCCACTCGTAAAGAGTGAGGGTAGTGAGTCTCGTACAGAAAAAAAATATCAGAAAGAGTTTTAAATGTTAAAGTTTGCTTGTTGAATCTCTTGACGGTTGAATTTTAAAAGCAAAATCAAATCCTGATATCATGGTTTCTAGTGTAAAGCCGAAGCCTGAATGAAAATTTAATCTCTGACGGACTCAACTATCTTTAGATTGTTTTGGTTGCGTTGTGAACATCCAATTCATCTTGAAGTTTTTCAATATTACTTTCAAAAAGTTCAATCAAGTTATTACGACGAACCACATCAATAATAGTGGTTTTTACCATTGGGGTTTCATCACTGTAACGGTGCATTTTTCTTACCGTACCTTCACCACAATCTAAACCACGAAGGTTCTTCAACAAACTTTTGAGTTCTGACATCTTAAAAATTTTATCATAAACCTCCATGTTTGCTATATGGATTTTAGTTTTTAATTCAATCAAATCGTCGACATTGTTCAACAATTCGGTAAGAGTTTCGTCAACGTCATAATGACGGACCGCACCTTCTTCAACTGAGTTATTCTCATTTAGACGGTTGTATAAGTCTGATGTTTTCTTCACCAACTTATTTTTTTGTTTTAGCGCTTGTTTGATGTTCATAGTTATAAAAATATAAGAATAAGATTTGAAATAAAAATACCTAAACCTAAGGTAAAGAAATGAGTTTTGATACTGTAAGAACTGTAAGGACCAATTTGGTCAAGTTGAGCCTTCTTTAATTGAAACGTAGCGTCTTCGTAAATTTCAGTATCACCCGTTTTAATTGCTTCACCAAGAAATGAAGTTGCGTCCTTAATTTTTTGATTTTCTTTTTTTTCACGAATGGTTCCCCATATCATCCCAATGAGATAAAATAACCATCCAACTAAATTTAATGTCATATTCATAATTCAATGTTAATCAAGTTTTTTTAAATAATCAAACTAGTCGTAGTAGAATATTTCAACACCAGCTTCTTGAAACATCACCAAACTACGTTTTGCATGTTCATCCCAATACTCTCTATTCTTAGTTGTGTCTTCTCTTTTACAATAGATTGACTTAACTCCTGAAGATATAATTCCCTTAGCACAATCCGTACAAGGTATACCACAGGTCAAATACATCGTAGTACCCTTAGTTGATACACCAATACGAGCCGCGTTGTAAAGAGCATTTCTTTCTGCATGTTCCATCCAAAAATATTTTTCAGGACGTTCCTGTCTCTCTTGGACATTGTCATCAATACCACGAGGGAATGAATTAAATCCCGTTGAGACAATCTCTTTATCCTGTCCAACTATAACCGCACCAATCTGTGTTCGTTGGTCTTTTGACTTTAACTTAACCGACTCGGCAATGTTTAAAAAATATTCTTTCCAATCCATATCAAACCTTAAACTCAAAACGATTTTTCATCTGTTCCAACTTTTCCTCAGGAACACCATGAGTATTCACACCACCGTGACGGTTCTCAACAACCAAAGAAAAGACTCGGTAACCATATTCTTTAGCCAACTCATAATAATCCTCCATCTCCCATTCTTGAGTGAAAGTGTTTGACACCGCAATATCAGAATATTCTAACCCGTATGTATCGTCATTCATTCCCATCCACTCACGAACCGTTGCCTTACACCAAGCATGAGCTTCTTTAATTTTGGAACCATCAAACACATATTCCCCTTCATGATTTAAGAAGAACATATCCGCCTCAACAAATGCTGTTGATATTTCACGGGCTAATGTAGACTTACCTGACCCAGGTAATCCGCGAACTAAGTATAGATTTTTCATTTAACAAAGATATATTATAATAGTATATGAAACAAAAAGAACAATCAATTATTAATCCCGAAATTTATTACAAAGTTAAAGGTAAAAATTCTGAGATTGAAAAGGAGTTTATAGATTTTAACAACCCAAGAAAAAGGTTTTGGTATTACCTAAAACGCTGGTTCAAGAACAAAGTAAGAAAGATAAAATCACACTTCTAATCTTTTTTCATGGTGGTCTTTAGGTAACACCAATTTTTTACGAGGTCTATCTTTCATAATATTCCTAATCTCTTCAAATGAGATTGGATATAAATCATTACCATCAACCCCCACGTCCATTGCTTTACCTTCATTAACTCTCAAGTTAGGTGGTAAGTGAACGTGTCCGTGTAAGTGAACCACACCATCGTTCATACCATCCCAAGAAGCAATTGGGTAGTGCATACACACCATAGAGTATTTCATAACTTCCTTACCTTCAGGTTTGCGAATATCCAAGTGAAGATAATCTTGACATGATGAGAATATTCTTTGGATGTCACCCTTGTTTCTACGAATGTGGTGGTCGTGGTTACCAAAGACCAAGTGAACATTCTTACAAAGAATACGGCTACGGAACTCCTCAATAGATTCAAAACCACCAAATGACCAATCACCCAAGTGAATTAAAATATCATCCTCACCAACCATCTCGTTGATTCTGTTTGCCAACGTACTGTTCATATGTTCAAGTGATTTATAATCTCTTGTTAAATTATCCTGTCCACCCCAATTTGTAGTTGCTCGACAGATATTTGCGTGGTTGTAGTGAGTGTCCGAAGTAAAAAACAACCCTTGACCTTTTTGTAATACTATTTTCATGAGTGAACTATTAATGATATGATGAGTACAAAGACAAATAAGACACACCATCCGATGAGACCCCAATGATTTTTGTGAACTTTCATACCACAAAAGTAACTTCAATATTTCACATTACAAAGACTTGATAAAAATATTTCCACCCTTATGATTGTAGTATCATTTGAGGGTTGGCTGGTTGTCCGAGAGTGTTGATTAGTGTTTAACCAGACTTTTTGAAGGGGACTATGTCCCCTTCTTTTTTTTAAGCTACGTTGGTACCTAATATATTGTCAATTTTTTTACCACCTTGAGCAATTAAACTATTACCTGAATCTATCCTTGAGCGTATGGCAATTTCAGTTAACTTGTTCGGGTCAGTAATACCTTTCTTCACAGCATCATTGATAACTCTAGCAAATTTTCGGAACCATCCAGGTCCGTTCCATGTAGAATAGACAAAATGAAACATTAAGTTAGGGTTTGACTCAACTATCTTTCTCGCTTCAGTTGAAAGATAGTTGTTCATATTTTTCAAAAAGAATGGCTTCATCATTTTAGCAACCAAACTTTTCAATTTTGGTTCTAAATCACCACCTTTATAGTTGTGTTTCCACTTTGAACTGGCACCTGCGTTATCAATTAAATTCCAAAATTCTTTTCCATCAGATGAAGTATTAATATCACCACCATGTTTTCTATCAATACCCATCATAGTTTCACCTGAGTCACCCATAGCTCCTAAATTCATCTTAGGATGATAATAACCTCCCTCTAAAGAACTTATAACTTTGTTTGTAATCTCTTCAAAAGAACCTGGAGATGTTTGAGGAATTATGGTTTTTGTATCAACATATGTCGCATCTTGTGGTGTAGAACTACCTTTCATAAATTTCTCAACATCAAAAAATGATTGTTCTTCAATATTCATTAATTTCTGTTGTCTCTTAATATCTTCTACTAATCGTCTTTTCATTGATGACCTTTAAAAATAAATACCTATGATATAAGAAATACCTCGTTTATTGAAACATAAATGAGGATATTTAAGTATTTATGTTTATACTTACCAAAACATGCCGGATAAAAATCTCATATTAAAAAGGTCTCTACAAAAGATTGTCAAGTCGGCAATCAAGAAAGACCCTATTTTATCTGATGTATACCGTGTTGACATAACATTTTTATTTAAATCACCTGTTATGTCAGCAATGTGTGATTGGGTTTATGGATTAAAAATCTATACAGATTCTGAGTTTGTTGATAGAATTGCAATTGCCAATAGACTCAAGTCAAAAATAACTAACATCATCTCTCAAGTATCTAACGATTCATTCTGTTGTACAGATGTTTCATTTGAGTAAAACTTAACCCATTTTTATTTTCTGACAAAGATGGAGTGCCTGAGCAATCACTTGGTGCATGTCATAGTATTGATAAGTTCCTAACCTACCACCGAACATATACTTCTCAAGTTTATCACCTTGTATTTTATATTTGGTGTAAATCTCACCATTTGTATCATCCTTGATTGGATAATACGGTTCATTGTCACCTGTATAGTCACAGGGATATTCTTTACTAACATAACTTGTTTTTTGATTTTGATAGTCAAAGAACTTATGTTCTAAAATCCTTGTGAATGGTGTATCACTGTCAGTATAATTAACCACGGGATGTCCTTGGAAACTGTGTGAAGTAATATGGACGTTCTCCCATCTCAAACTACGGTATTCTAATCTACCATGTTCGTAATCAAAAAACTTATCAATTGGTCCTGTGTAGATTATCTTATCCGCAGCTTCTTCCCACATTCCTTTGTTTTCAAAGAAGTCTTGGTTCAAGAACACATCAACATTGTCCAATAACCTTTCAAATATCTGTGTGTACCCGCCAACAGGAATACCTTGGTATCTATCATTGAAGTAATTATTGTCCCACGTAAACCTTACAGGTATTCTTTTGATGATTGACGCAGGTAATTCCGCACATTTCTTCCCCCACTGTTTCTCGGTATATCCCTTAATAAACTTCTCATATATGTCGGTACCGACCATAGACAAGGCTTGTTGTTCTAAGTTAGTTACAGGACCCTTGTATCTTTGTTCCTCTATCTTCGCCCTTGCTTGTTCTTCTGTTTTTACACCCCACAGTTGGTGGAACGTCCACATATTAAATGGAAGGGTGTATAACTCTTCTTTATAATTTGCTATGGGTGAATTAACAAACTGTTTAAAATCTGCAAATTGGTTTACCCAATCCCATATCTTTTTACTGTCTGTATGAAAGATGTGCGCACCGTATCGGTGAACATGAATTCCGTCAACATCTTCGGTATAACAGTTACCCCCAATGTGACTTCTTTTATCTATTACAAGTACTCTATGATTTTTACCCAACTCGTAGGCACAGGTTGCTCCGAAGAGTCCTGCACCTACGATTAGGTAATCATATTTGTTATTCGAAATCAAATTCAACACCGTCAGAACTTAATACTGGTTCCTCAATTCTACGTTTGAGTTTATCTGACCACTCTTGTAAGAAATTTGATGTGTTATGGTAGCAACGGTCTTCAATCAAAAAACACATCTGAGGAAATGGATTCACTCTTTCTTGTCCCATCATAATTTGTAACTGCCAATAGATTTCATCGTATCTTCTTTGAGTTTCCAAGAAGAAACACAGGTAGAGTAAGTGTTCGTTTCTTATTGGAGCGAACGCCTCTGCCTGATGGAAACACTTTTCAGCTTTTTCCAAGTCACCAATCACTTCCCAAGCCTGACCCATCAAGATAAATGCGAAGTAAGCCATCTCATCAATTCTTGCAGGTCTACCAGTAACATAATAGTTGTGAGAATACTCCATGAACTTTTCGTAGTAGAAAATACATCTTCTAGCAAATTCTTTTGAGTGGTCCAAACCAAATGGAAGTTCATCAGACTTACCCCAACAATCAGAGTATGATTTTGCAACATACCAAAGGTGATACAAATCTTCTTTAACGGTATTACCAACCACTTTATCAATTTCAAGTTCCAACGCGTCTTTCAAGAACTTTCTTGGAACATTCCAAGTCTGTCCGTCACTGTGAACCACGTGTCTGAATCCTTCAGGGAGAGTAACTCTAACAAACCCTTCACCGATTTCAGGTAAGTGGATTGTTTCGTGTCTTTTATCGTGTTGGAAGAACCATGGTCGGTCAGCATTCCACAACCAAGTTCGGTAGTATCTCATACCGTTTGCATGTGCAATTACGTTATAAGAATCCACACTCAAGTCATCCAATACGGACCAATCAAAATCTTCATCAACCTCAAGAATCTCATCAGCGTCCATCCTCAAAATCCATTGACATCCGTGGTCTGTTTGAAGACATGTCTTTAAGGTATGGTCTCGGTTCCAACCTGGATATTGCCATTCAATCTCATAGAGTAAACCAGGGATTCCTTTTTCCGCAAAGAAGTCACGGATAATGTCCTGAGTTCCGTCTTTTGAACCGTTATCTTGGATAACCCAATAGTCAATGTGTCTCCACACTGTTTCTAACATTCGGGTTATTGTTGGTGCCTCGTTGGCAACCATTGCGTTTAAACACAATTTAATTTTCTTGTTATTATTCATAGATGTAATTCATTACTTGTTCTTCATTATGATACTTTCTCACTCCCCCACGGTTTTGAAACTTCTGAGAGTGACCCAGTTCTTCATCCCAATTCCAATCTTCAAAACCCAACTCAATGATTCTCTCATGAATTCGTTTGTCATAGTGGTCTCGGATTAATCTTGCTCTACGATTGATGTCTGTCGCGTTGTTATCAACCGTTGAGTTTTTATTGTTATATTGAATGTATAACATTTTTTTGACGTGAATCATTCGTGTATGTAGAAATGTATGAACAATAAGTTCAAAGTCATCAGCAACAGGTGTCAACTTGTTGTGTCCACCAATCTCATGATATAGTTTTCTCTCCCACATTCTTACATGGTTTGGCATTGATATGTTAAACCGTATGGACAATGGGTTGATATCAGGGTACCAATGTGCCAGTCTCTCCACACCATCAACCATAACTTTGGTATGACCAGCATATCCAAAGTCAAAGTAATTGTCGTGTCTTGCGTACCAATCACCTGACCAATCGTGGTCATAGTATTTGAATTCACCATCCTCGTAACACTCGGTCACGTCTGTGTATAGGAAACCAGCATCGGGGTATTGAAGGATGGCATCATGAGAGATTTGTAAACACTCTGAAGTTAATGCATCATCATGGTCCAACTCAACCAACCAATCCCCATCACCAAGTGTTGCCGCTCTGTGTTTTGCCAAACCAACGTTACCACCCGTAATTGGATACAACTTGTGAGGTTTTACCCTGTAGTCCTTCTCAGCAATTTTCTTGAGGATATTCCACGTAACATCATCAGGTGAATCATCCAACACAATCCATTCCCAATTGGTGAATGTTTGTTTTTTCATACTCTCATAGGTTCTGTAAATCCTTTCGTTTGTCTTATACGTTGGAGTGAATACTGAGAACCGTGGACGTATGTATTCGGTGTTTCTGAAAACAGACTGACATACAATTACATTCGCCAAAACCATATCAGGTAACGGTTCATCATAATGAATGTGAAATCTTGTTAGATGGAAATGTGGTATTTCAATGTTCTCATCAAAAGAAATAATTAGGTCAGGTTTATACTGTGTATAATCTTCAATGACTGTATTCTCATAGGGTAAAGAATAAATCACAACCTCATCATGAAGGTGTTCCTCCCAGTAAATGTCTGAATGTAATATAATCTCCCCCAAAGTGTGCCAACCGTAAACGATTGCCGATGGTTTTTTTGTTTGCATACAATAAAATTATAGGTAAACAAATCTACGAGTCAATTGAGTTTTTTCAAGAAAAATATTTATTTGAATGTTACAGGAACTATTACCACTGATATTGGTTTTTCTACTCCTTGGAATGCTCAGTGTTGCAGTTCGTAATAAAAAATGAAGGGTCTCCTTTTACAGAGACCCTTACACTTTAGGACAACATTTCCAACATGATACTCCTGTCACCCTCCCACTTTTTGATTTGTGACCTTGGAATCCAAAACTCCATCAAACCAATCTCTTCCACTCTTTTGAGGTAGTCCTCACGGTATTGTTCCGCCTGAGACCTGTCGGTGATGTATGGGACCCTCATGTGTTTAGAACAAATCTTACCCATACCAGTCAACATTGAGAACTCATCGGTCAAAGTTTTAGCACAACACATACAAACCTTGCTACGCTTTACCGTCATCTTACCTTGGAACTTCACAGCCTTTGGTGATATACCCAACATCTTGGTGATATCAATTAAGGTTGGGTTAAACTCAAGACCGTAAGTTTCTTTGAGTTGTTGACCAATCTTACGACCAATCAAGATAGTCTCACCAGGAGTCGGAATACGTAGTTTAAGAACCTTGTCTTTGTATTCCTCTTTGTCAATCTGAGCAATCGCAGCTGTGATTTGTTTGTCAGTCAAAGTTCCCCACTTTTGGAACTTCTCGGCGATGTCCTTTACGAACTTACTTTCCCCTGTGTACTCTACGATACGTTTGAGTTCAGGACGCTCATCTACAGTAATCTTGGTTGGTTGACTGTTAAGACATTTTTCTGCGGCTTCCATTTGTTTTGGTGTTAAACGTCCCCATTGGTCAAGGGAATCTTTCATTTTGTTGATAAAACTGTTGTTTCCTTGGTAGTTACGAACTTTCTCGGTGATTTTGATGGTGTCTGTCATGGTGGTTGTTATTTGTTATACAAAGATACAAATAAACTTCATTCCCACAAGCAAAAAAGAAAAAAATCCCCTCTTTTTTTCAGAGGGGATTCTCACTCTTAGTTTTGAGTGAAGGCTTTGTCTGCCCAAGTTTTAGCTCCCATGAAATCCCAAATGTTCATATCACACATTTTGGGGTGAGAACTTCTCATATCACCAACTGTCATAACTTCCAAGAACCCTTTGTCAATACCGTTCCACTTACCACCTTTGGTAGTGAATACGTTGAACCAATGTCCACTTTCACCCTTCACCTGAATGTTAATCAAAGCATCTTTCTTGTAACCAGCGATAACTGAATGAGGAGTTCCTTTGGTGTCGTGGATAGTGATGAATCCTGCCTGACATTTTCCTGCCACACGGAACTCGTATTCCTTGTTTGTGTCTTTAAGGAAGTTAGAGACCGTAACCGACAGACGTTTGCCGTCTATGATGGTGTCAAATGAGCCGTAGAATACGTCTCCTGACATTACGCCTTCAGTTACTTTGATGATTGATTTGGTCGGGGTAGAGATTGTGTTTGTCATAGTAGTGGTTGTTTTTAACACTACAAAGATACGCGCAAAATCCGAACCGCCAAACTTTTTTTTTAAATTCTACAAGAACCGTCACAAGCTTGTCCAACGCCATCAATAAAACCCCTTCTCATATCAACGTGTGTGTTTCTGGTATAACTTGTTTTTCTACCACAAATAACACAACTTTCATACTCATCATCAGAACGTTCTTCAATACCAACGACATGTCCGTAATCATCAGTAACTAACTTGACATGTTCGTCATAATTTTTCAAACGGTTATTACTCTCATTCCAATACTTTTCTCTAACGTATTTTCCGAGTTCCAAATCATTTGGTCTTTCCAAAATTTCAAGGTTTGTAATTTTTATTTCCATTTTTATTTTAATAATACATACCAAATATTGAAAAAAAATACTATCAATTAACTTTTACTGTATTTATATTAAAAGTCAGATTGTGACCAACGAGAAAATTTATCAATACGTTTTGAAATACTCTTATGTGTTTGACCAAATACCGAACATACTTGACCTTATTACCGTACAAATTAATAAATTGTGGGAATGGGAGTATGGTGGAAGATTTAGGAAATTTACAAATGATGATGATTCCAAATTTGCAATTATGTTATTTCTACATAGAGAAGGATATTCTTATGACCAAATTATTAATAAAATTAAAAATACTACCGCAATAATCCTTGGTTCCGACAACGAAGCCCGAATTTCAGATACTTGTGATGAATGCGATGGAAGTGGTCGTTATGATTGCTCAGGGTGTGATGGTAGTAGAACAGTTTACTGTGATGATTGTGATGGAACAGGAGAAGTGGATGGTGAGACTTGCTCCTCGTGTCAGGGTGGAGGTGAACTTGATTGTGATGAATGCGATGGTGACGGTTATAATCAATGTAATCAATGTGCTGGTGATGGCGTAGTCGAAAACCCCGACAAAACTATGTTTACAACAATAACTTATCTAACCTTCAATCCTGTGATTGCCAACTATTTTAGAGAAAATTTAAATGGTGTTGTTCCCGAAATTTCAAACTCAATTTACAATGACTTACATAAATTAGATGAAAGTGATTTTGAAGTTGAATTATTAAACGATTATAAAAAGGTGTCCAATTATGTTATTGAGGTAACTTCAGACCCTGAGGAATTAACTGAACTAATTTCGGACGCAAATGCCGAAATTGAAAAAAAATACTTATGGATTTTAACGGCATAGTAAAATTTTTAAAATCCCGCGGTGGATACCCTAATCCAAATATAAATTTATATTTGGAGATGTTTGACATGACTCAATCAGAATTTCTCATGTCTATGAACGAGTCTTTAGGTGAAGAAGGTACCAAAACATTATTAAATAAGTCAATCAAAAAATTGACTAAAGACGGGCCATTTAGGTTTAAAATCGATAGTTTAGAACCTGGGTCATACGTTGATTTGGATTTTACAAATTCATCCGTTTATGTTGAAGAAATTAATGATGAAAGATATGTAACAGCCGTAATTGAAAATTGGGACATACCAAATTCAAGTATAATCTACTCACATATAAATGACGATGGGGAAGAAGAGATAAAACATTTTGATATTGATGGTTTATTAGATTTTTTATGGGATGAGAACCCGTACGACTACTCCGATGCATTAAATGAATGGATATCATTTCTTACAAAACAAATCAGTTCATATATGGGAATCCCAATAGGATTATCTGATAGAGCAAATAACGCAAAAGAATAAAAAAGGTCAGCCGAAACTGACCTTTTCTTTTGGGACTGACCGAATGACAGTCAATCACTCCACCACCTGACATTATGTCAGGAAATTATTTGGTAACTAAAGCTTCCACCTTAGATTTCATATGTTCTGACAAACTAAGTTCACCAACTGTTGGTGTAACCAAGGAAGTCAAAACAATAGAGTCAACCAAATACTTGTAAGGAATGTGAACCAAGAAGTCGGTACCATTGAAGAAATCTAAATCTCCTTTGAGTTCCAAACAACCGTGAACCATTTTCAAAAATAACTTAAACTGAACACCATCAACAAAAGTTTCATTCAAGAGGGTTCCGAACTTCTCGTTCTCAATCCGAATATTGTATGTGAAATTTATTTTCATATCTGTTATTTAACACTACAAATATAAAAAGAACTTTTCATATAAACAAAAAAACCCGAAGATTTTTTTCTTCGGGTTTTGGCATTTAGGTTGAGAATACACCTTTGATTGAGAATCTTTAGGAACATTATTTTTTCTTTCCGTTTCCACTATCTTTTGAATAGTAATTCTCAGTGACGGTTCCTTAGGGGTACCACTCCTTGAGTTGTAGCTTACTCTCTTTTTACTTATTACTCTCCGAGGTTGCCACCCCAGTGAATCCTTGCGGGATTAGAGAACGTTCTCAAGAATCGTGTGGGTCTTGGAAACCCACAACGGCAATGAACATCTCATTACTATGTAGTCACCTTTCACCTACAACTGACGGACACTTTTCCTTTGTCTTTTAGTATTTGCATACTTTCAAAATGCAAAGTTTGTTGTTTGTGGATGGATGAAAGTAGTGGTCCGCCGACCAGCCAAGCCATCTTTTGAACGACTCGATACTATACTACTCTCTGAGATATCCCTACCTCAACACTTCAAGACTACTTCGTGACTTATGTCTTGGTAGACAATGGTCAAGGATGATTTCGGCACCACCCGTTTGTCATCATACCTTTCGGTTTTAAGTATCCTTTGATATTGAATCCCGCAGTTATAAGGTTGGATTACCCTATTTCCCACAATAATTCTACGAGTTATTCTTATTGTTCTTCCGAACTCAACCCAACGACCCACATCGCTGAGTCATATTTCCATTTCATCTACAGTGTCACCCTCGATTACTTAGGACTTATGATATCCCGCTTGCCTACTCGAGTTAATAAAACCGAAGTTTTAAAAACCGCAATCTCTTTTAAACTTGAGAGACCACTTTATCCCACTTTCGTGGTTTATTTATCGACCATAGGCGGCCGATTATCTTTTCTCAGTATTTTCTCAGAATCAACCCGAGGGTCTCATCATCAACATACTGATGGAATAATCAATAATTTAAAGAACGTTTCAGTTTCCTGATTTGTTATACAAAGATACAACAGTTTTTCATTCTGTCAAGCACCTAAGTGATTTTTTTTTGTAGCGGGAGAAGGATTCGAACCCCCGACCTCAAGGTTATGAGCCTTGCAAGCTACCTCTGCTCTATCCCGCTATTTATTTTAAGAACGTACACTCTCTATTAAAAGAAAAATCCCACAACTTTCTATGTTTTCTCAAACACTCGTTGTGGGATTGTGAACCGAGGATTTAACTCCTCTTCTTCCGAGTGTCTCACAAAGATAAAACAATTTTTTCAAATTGTCAAAGGGGCTAAGTGAAACTTTTTTGTGGGGTGTCTCTACCTTTCGGTGGAGATTATAAATATAGTTATACTATTGAAAAGTTCAATCTTTTTCAAAAATATTTTGTAAAATTGTTTTTAAATACACTCCTGTGTCCATATTATTGACTTTGTCCAATCCAAAATACCCACATTCAGTATGTTCATGTCCATCTTGAGCAGTTTCAAGGTTAGGGTACATATACTCGTGAGTATTCAATAAATAAACATACATCATACCTTTTATACTACCGTCTGTCTTTTTCTTTTTCGGTAGTATACCCACAAAATCTAAATCATATTTATCTATGTTGATATCGGTCTCTTCGTAAAACTCTCTATATGCAGCTTCTTTAGTTGATTCATCTTTTTCAACGTGTCCTGCAGGAATAGACCACATATTAGGGTAAGATGACTTACCGTTTCTTTTACACAACAAGCATTCACCGTTAACTTTAACGACCACACCACTCAACCTTTTATAGTTTTCCATATTTATAAATAATCATGAAAGTTAAAATAGGCGATAACACCTTTACTGTAAAGGTTATGGACGATTACCGTAAACGTGCTGAGGGTATGATGAACAAAACTTTTAACGAATATTTTAACGGTATGTTGTTTCTGATGACCGACCACACCAATTGTTTTTGGATGAAAAATTGTATAATACCTTTAGATATTATCTACATTGACGACCAAACCATATCAAAGGTTCACCACAATTGCCCACCATGTGTTGATGAAGACTGTGAAAGTTACTGTGGTAGAGGTTATATTATATTGGAAATTGAAGGTGGTACTTGTAAAAGTTTTAATATTAAAAAAGGAGATTCTGTTAAGTTTCTCGTTGATTAATTTTCCTTTTTACTTTCCTGAATTTTTTCTTTTAAGACTTTAAAGAACTCTTGTCCAATCATCTTAACAAATTTGATGTATGGAGCGTCATCTCTTTCAGGGTCATATCTATATGGTCCTGATGGTGGTCTTTGTGCTCTACCCAAATAATTAAGTCCCGAAATATTGGTAATACATTTGTGTCCACCTGAATTGGCTTGAATCAAATCCCAAGCATTTACACCAATCTTATCCAACAATTTCATTTCAGGTTCACTTAACTCTGAGAATGGTTTGTCAATGATTGTTTTTAAACTATCTAATATTTGTTCTCCATTATCCATCATCATAATCTTACCACCATAAATGGCATCAAAATCTTTGAATGTGAATCCAACTGATTCTGCACCCATGCCTGATTCTGCAATGTATTTGATTGTTGATAATGGAATTGTTCTATCTTGAAGTTGTGATTTCCACTTATTCAAAACCTCGTCTTTAACTTCTCCAAGATTTACACCTTTGAGCTCTCTATCTTTTTTGAATGGATTACAAGATGCTTGTACCAAACCTAAAGGCCACATGATAATCAAAAAGTCCGCCTCAGGATTGTTTCTAAAAGGAGTATATCTGTCGTAAGAACCAGTACCTTTCAAAGTTCCCATACCATATTGAAGAATGATTCCATCTTCAACTTTCACATTTCGGTGATTTGCCATTGAGTCCATATAGTCTTTGGCATTTCTTTGAAGTCTTTCTGGTGTCTCACGAGTATTCTCACTCATCCAAGTCTTTATGTTATTAAGAATTGAATAAAGTGACGGCTCAGAATCCATTACCAAACTCTCTAAAAAACCTTTTTTGTTTTTAAACGCCAAGAGTAATTTGTTAGTCACTAACCCTAACAACATTTTGTTTCTCGCCAAACCTTTTTCCTTGTCTAACCTAAATAAAAAGTTAACAACTTCTTTTGTTGTTAAGTCATATTTTGCAAAGTCTGCAGAATCAACAGTAGAAATCAACAGAATGTCTGAACTTGGGAATAATTCTTTTGGTGAAATTATTTGAGAAATAGTCTCAACATTTGAACGGGCTTGTCTAAATGATTTTGAAGCATCTTTTTCGGCACCTACTTGAGTATCGTGGTGGTCTGTGTGAATAACAAACATCGGTTTACCGTGAGCAAAATCTACTAACACGGGCATCACATCACCACTAGCATCAGGTTTCTTTACAGCAAACTCTTTCTCACCATATTGGATAACCTCAGAATCTACAACATCAATACCATTATCCTCAAGGTATTTTTTCATAGCAATTGCTGTGGTAACACCATCTAAATCTTGGTGAAAATATATTTTAGCCTTTGGGTACCTTTTTGCCAAAGCATTAATATCACGTAAACCCGATTCTTTAATAATTTTTTTCATCAATCCCAACCAAAGTAATGTGTAATTTTATCAAATAAATCACCGTAATCAGAAATACACTGTTTAAATATTACTTTATCTTTATCAGGCATCGCATCCATAGTATCTTCACCCCACACACCGTCAACAGGATAAACCTTAATCATTGACTGGTATTTGACAATTGCCTGAGCACTTTTTGATTTTGGGTAGTTACCGATTGAACCGTCAATTTTCAACGGTTGACCGGCATCATCTTTAACACCTTTTTTATTTAAGAAACATTGGATTCCACAATTGTAATTGTATCGTTCAATAGTGGTCATACCATTATTGAAATCTTCTTTCAAATATTGTCTTGAAGTTGCTTCAATGTGCATCCCAAGAATTCTACTTTTTTCTTCCTCTGTTATTACAAACTTTTTCATATTAATATTTAAGAGTTAATAAATATTTTAATTTGTTAACTAATCTTAGCATCTCATCTCTAAGATTTAATAAATCAGTATCAAATTTTGGGTTCAAACCTTCAGTCATTGAAAACAAAAACTCACATATTCCATCAATGAAATTTTGCATAGATAATTTATTTATATCTTGAAACATTATTGAAAATTCTGCAGGAAACTCAGGTCTCCCATATTTTCCCATCATGGCTTCAACAAAGTCATCAATCAAAACACCTAAACCTTCGTAGATTTCTCCATACGCTTTATGTTTAGCATCAAACGTAGTTTGCCAATGTAAAAATCTAAATTGATTTTGAACTTGGACTAATTTTAAAATATATTCTTCTTTCATTATACTGGACTCATTAATCTTGTTAATGCTGACGTAATCGGCGACATGGATATTTTTTCACCCGTAGTAGCTAACCCCTGTGGTGATACTTGAGTTGTTGTAGTTCCACCCAACTCAGTTTTTAATGCTTCTTGACCTTCAGGAGTTGATTCATACTGTTTCATTGCTGCTAACATCTGTTCTTCACTCATCATACCTGAAAGTTCTTCAGGTCCAACAAAATTACCAATATTTAAAAAATCCAAAAATCCGAGATAGAATTTTGTTTGACCCATTAGTACTCTTGTTCTTAGAGAACTTTTCCCAAACAGGTCAGAGAATCTACCAAACCCAAGACCACCACCATAAAGGAATCTTTGAAGGATGTTTGGTTTACCTAATATTGCCGGGTCCATAAACTTTTCTCTTTTCAAAGCAGATTCTAAACCTTGAACCAATTTCATTTGTTCTTGAGGTGTTTTGTTTACCATTAAACGTCTAACACCCATGGACCTTTTTGACGCACTACTAAATAAGTTTGACCAACTCTGAAGAGCTTTTTTAAATCCTGATAATAATCCTCCCATATTCGGAATTTTATCAATTACTGTATCAACTCTTGAAGTCCAATTCTGAGCGGTTTTAAATAATTTGTTTGCAGGTCCTTCAACTTTTTCTAACATCTTAAGATTCTTAAGAGCCAATTCAGTATTACCAGCATTAATGGCTTTTTCAGCATTTCTAAGGTACTTAGTCCCTTGACTTCCGGCTTTCATGGTTCCCATAGCAGTTTTACCAACCGCATCACCAATATATGGTACTGCAGATATTAAAGACAAAAACGCAAATAGGGTGTCACCCTGTTTATAATAAGAAATGGCATTTACAAAGTCAGTAATTCCTGTTGGGTCAACAATACCCAAAATATCCAAAACATTATTGTACCACTTCTCTTCAGTTAGTCTCTGTTTTAGATTGTTAAGTTGTATTTCCGTTAATACTATCTCACCCATTTTTTGAATATAAACACTAATTATAAATACTATGATACAACTTAATATAAAGGTTGGTGACACAATTTTGATGGGTAGATTCAAAAATAAAAAGGTGATAGTAAAAACTATCACCCTTGACCAACATGGTTTACCATTGGTGAATGGAAAACCAATTTGTAATTTTCGATATATTGTTTAGGATTTTTCAGGAAATTCTAAAACCTGTTGTCTTTTTTGTTGAACAAAGAACCCAACCCTTTCGTTTGCCACTTTAGCGTAGTTAGAACTGAGTTCAATACCAATCCAACGACGGTCTAAAGTCTCTGCAGCAACCATACTTGTACCTGAACCAGCAAACGGGTCAAGGACGATATCATTCTTATATGTGAGAATTTTAATCGCTTTTGTTGGGATGTCCATCGAGAAGGTCGCCTTTGTTAATGAACGAGTATCGGCAAAATAATTCCACTGTCCAAATACCAAATCAATAAACTCACGTTTCTGTTGTTCGGTATACATCATCTTGGCTCTCATGTTACCGTCTTTACCTTCAACCTCACCCATTTCACCAACCCATTCAGGTTGTCCTTTAATAATCTTAATATGTTTCTTTTTATACGCCAAGATAACACACTCCTTTGGATTATAGATGTAAGGTGCTGAGGGACTCATCCATGACCCCCACGCTGTGGTACGACTTCTGTGTGGTGATTCCTCTTCAAGGTCCACAACTCCGAAGAACTTGTAACCAATCTGTTTCATAATTTGCCATACCTCACTTAACATGAAGATTCTTCCACCCTTGGCTTGTCGGTTAATCTCATACGGGATATTCAAAGCAATCCTACCGTCATCTTTCAACACACGGTATGCTTGTTCCATCCACAACTGTGTGAATTTTGAATATTCTTCCCAAACCATATCGTCATCGTGAACATCATATTCAATCCCGACACCATATGGTGGTGATGTCACAATCAAATCTACAGACCCTTCTTCCATGGTCTTCATCACTTCAATACAATCTCCGTTTACTATTTTTCCTAAATAATTTTCTGTCATTTTAATATATTGTTACCTTATGGTTTTTGATAATAATAGGATTTTCTGTTTCAAATTCCAACCAAGCTTGATTATTATCAATAAAAGTTTTTGTTTTAACCGACACTTCAAATTCAACACAGTTGATGGAAAGTTTTTTATCCTCGGATTGTATTACCCAACCATCTAAAATTGAACCTCTTGCAGCTAATTTATATTTCATTATTCAATAACCAAACAATAATCTTCAAGGGTAATTTTTTTAGCGTCACAAGTAATATGACCTGTTTCTCTACCATCATCCCTATACCCAATAGAAGAGTTTATCTGACACAGAAATTCTATTGAATCAACTTTTAAGAGTTGTTTATCAATAAACACTTTCCATGGTCTGTCTCCGTTTTTGTGGTTTGAATTATATCTTACCTCAACCAGCATTTTCTATGTTATCAATCTTTCTTTGAAGATACCAAAGAGCTTTTTTTAAGTCTTGTAATTCTTTATCACTACCTTTCTTACCAGCCCTTGAGATATACTTCACCGTATTCCCAAGATGGAAGTCAAGTTCCCAAGCCTCAATCACTTTGATAACTTCATACACATTATCCTCACCACCATAATGAGCTGGGTGATTTACCATTTCATTACTCATTTTAGTGTAAAATAATAATCTTTAATTTTAATTGATTTAGTATAACCATGTCTAACCGAAAAAAGAGGTTCTTTTGTCCAACCTACTTTAAATCCAAGTATTGACATCCAACCATTCTTTTCACCATTCACATATGAATATAGGTATTTTTCCCCAAATTTCAAATGTGTCTCACGAGCAATCTTAGCTCTGATTTTGTACAGTTTGAACGACATAATATTTTGACGACAATGGAGATTCTATTATCAAACCTTCTTCAACAAGGTCATCCAATTCTTTTTGTGTTGTCTCTAAATCTTCCTTCAAAATGTATTTTGAAATGTAAGAGATGTGTAGAGGTTGACGTAGTTTAGAGAGTAAACTATTTAGTTTTCTTCCTTCCATAAGATTTCTTTTCTACTTCTTTTGATTTCTTTTTCTTGATGTCTTCTTCGTGAATTACTTCCTTTTCACCGGTAGACCCCTTGAACTCTGATTTTGGAATGAAGGTCCAATAACCTGTGGACACTCTTTGGTCAGCATCTTTGTCAGATACACGAAGCATATGACCGAGAGCATACCTTCCGAATTGTTTTGTTGTTTTAATACATTTCATAGAAATAAATTTTGGTTTTGTTTTTTAAGTGTGTAAAAGATTTGGGTTTCATCATGACCCTGTTGAAATAGATTAAAAACATCAGATGATAAGGTATCCATAAAAATAAAAGCATCAACCCTCGGAGAGAACAAAGTCTTCAAATCGGAATTTTCCAAATGAACTTTCACTTTCTTTTGGTCTACGAATCGTTTTGTGAATCCCATGAAACAAAATTAGGAAATAATTTTTAAACTGTCAAACGATTCCCAATCTTCTTTTGGAACACTTTGAAGGATATACGCCAATAGTTTTCTCTTTAACATCGGAACCAAAGTCTGTTCAAATGGGAAGTTCTCATTGGTATCTACCTCAAATATCGGTAACTTGGTGAAATTCACCAAGTCCTTCCATGATGTGGCGTCTTTAACTAAAGTGGTAACTCGTTGACCTTGAGGGTCACCACTCCATATCATATCAAAATAAATTTTGGCATCTGATTTGGTTCTTTTCATCTTTCTGATTGAATACTCCCACAAAAATACTTGTTTCTTAGTTTTGTTGGGGTAATAGATGTATCCGTGACCAACCCCCAAGTTGTCTTTGTTTTTCTTTAGATTGATGGTTGTTGATTCATATACTATGGACCAAATGGACTTCCCAATATTAAAGGTGTCCATCAATCTGTTACCAGAAAAAACCAATGTCTTTTCTAACTCACCAAAATCACTGTCTTGTAGTTCGGGTAACTTAAGTGGTTGAAGTTCTTTCAAAAGAATCTCATCATCACAAGATTCAAATTTCTTTTTTGTTTGTAGTAATCTTTTTTCTTTAACTAAAGATTGAACATTTGCTAAGTGAAGTGCCAACTCAACAAAATCAGGATAAATTTTAAACTCGTCAAAATTTTCCTCACATTTTTGAATGTAATTAAGTAAGGTATATTTGTTATACTCAAAATCTATTGGTTGCGAGAGCATCCAATCAGGATTTAATTTAAATGATTTTTTCTTCCTCGCCATTTACATAAGAATAAAACACCATTTTATTTATTCAACTCTTATGATAAAATAATAAACACCCTCTACTTTTTGTTCATCAACTTTACCATCATAAAGAGACATTATCTCATAACCATCACTATCAATCCACCCTTCAATCAACTCATCTTCATTAATAAAGTTTGAAAGGTCTAAATCCCATTCCCTAATAAAAGTTAAACTATCGTCCATAACATCACTTACCCTCCCATCAATCACTTGATTAATTAAATCATCAGGAAAATCACCTTCGGGACTTTCTTCTATTTCTTCTATCTTTTGCTCAAACTCATAAATGGCATTATCTTCCAATTGGGATATTTTATTTTCAAATACCCCACGTAATTCTCTTGGCGACTTTTCCATTAATTGTTGTAAATTAACAATCTCACCCCTAACTTTTTCAATCTGATAATTCAAATACTTTATTTCATTATCTTGCATATATGAAGTTTCTCTCTGTGACTCGTCCAACCAACTTTCAGGGTCTTGGTAAATCAAATCATTATACATGTCCTCAGCATATCTTTGAACACTATCATCATCAATATAATTTTCAAGAAAATTGTTTGAGAAAAAATTTATACCTTCACTTTCAATCATTTCTTTTGCGTATTCCTCAGCAGACCACTTCACTTCTTTTTCATTACCTATAGCATATTGGCTATTATCCCATGAAGTTTCAAAAATTTCCATATTACTATAGAATTCTTCATTTTTTGGGATGATATCATACACATCATAATAATCATTAAACTCAGATAACTCTTCATCAATTTGTTCTAACTGTTGTTGTAAACTAGTCTTTAACCCTTGGGAGTCATTCTGCATCTCATCTTCAATTTGACTTTTTCTTAACTCAAGTTGTTCTTTTCTTTCTTTACCTTGTTCATCCAACGCATTTATCTCATTACTATAGACCAAATGGTCAAATAAAGCGTGCGCCATTAGACCTTCTTTAGGACAATCAGGTCCCAATTTCCAAAGGTCCTTGTCTCTTCTTAATTCCGCTCTGATATTATTTACTTCTGAACTCATTACAATTGATAAATATTAGGAGATGTCTATATTTATAATCAATAAACCTTTAATATAAATAAAGTCATGGGATGCGGTTGTAAAAACAAAAACAACACTAACACAAATCAGATTCAAGCGCCAGTGGTTAAACCCCAGGCTCAAACTGTTAATGAAAACATCAAAGATGCCATTAAAAGAACAGTAGAAAAGTATTACGTAAAGAAATAAACTAATCTGAGATGTTTTTTAGTGAAGGGTGGAGAAATCTACCCTTTTTTTATATTTATGAAAATATGGCGTTTATTGACTTAGTAATTCAAGATTTTAATGAAGGTGATTATGACCTTTTAGAAACCGCATTTAATGGGGATGCTAACGCATTTTTTAATTATGCCAATAAAAAAGGTAAAATTGAAGAGATAATTGCCGATGATTATAATCATAACGATTATGAAAACGATTATAGTCTGTGGGTTTCTAATAACAAACCAGAAATTTTCCGTAAAATTATTGAAGATAAATTATCCGATGTAACATACATTGATGGTAAATGGTATTTTATAACATCTGATAGAGGGGATTTATCCAAACTTTATTGTGATGATAGAGATATTGGTCGTAACACAATAGAATCTATATTGTCAGGTGAATATGATAGTTCTGATTATTGGGATTCAGGAATAGATGTCTATGACAACGTAATTGATGATTTAAACGACCAAAACAAACAAACTTTAATTGAAAGATTATTAGAGGAATTGAAAGATGAAGAAATCTTACCATCAACAGATTTACTAAAAGAAATTGCATCGTCTCAAGGTCATGATGAGTATGTATCTTTAGACACTGAAACATTAAGTAGAATAATAAATGATAAAGAATCTATTAAAGAAATCTTACCTGATGATTTAGAAAGTGAGTTGGTGAGTTTATACTGGAGTGCCTATAATGTGGCATATGAAGATGAACTCTACGAATCTATTTGGAGTGAACTTGATACTATATTTGAAGGTAATGGTGAATGGACTCAAACACCTTCTCCTTATGATAAAAATAAGTTTACCCAAAAATTTCAAATACCTTTTATAGATTTAGAGTCAATTGTAAAAGATTATCTTGAAGATAATCTTAGATACAAAGATAGAACCTTGGAGTATTGGGGTAATATTATTAATATAATTGATGATACACATGAGTGTTTAAGAGTTAGAGTCCCTGAATATGCAGGTTGGACTGAAACCAAACAAAATATCAATTCTCTTTACAACGATTACATTTCTTAAAGTAATCTTTTTTCTTTCGCATTTACTACAAGTTTTTGAGCTCTGTCTTCAATTGAATTGATAATGACTTCTTGCTCTTTCAAAGCCTCAATACATACGGCAATCATCTCTTTGTATTTCATTGTGTAGTTGGTTTCTTCACTACCGAATACAAGTTCAGGAAAATATGGTAAAACTTCTTGAGCAATGAAACCAATGTTTTTGTGTTCAAGTTTTTCTTTATCATTCCAATTAAAATAAAATTCAACACCACGAATTTTAATTAAATTTTCAAGTGCAGATTCAATAGGTTCAATATTTTTCTTTAATCTAATATCAGATGGTCCTTTAGGCCCTGTAGCACCTTGAGCACCTTGTGGTCCTGCAGTTCCTTGAGCACCTTGAGCACCTGTAGCACCAAAAGTAGAACCTGCCTTTCCTTGAGCACCTGTAGCACCTTGGGCACCCCCTGCGCCAGGTCCTTGAGCACCTGTAGCACCTTGGGAACCTGTAGGTGAGTTTGGAGCACCTTGAGCACCTTGAGCACCTGGTCCTGAAATGTCACCTTGAGCACCTTGTGAGCCCTGAGCACCTTGGGCACCTTGTCCTCCTTGTGGTCCTTGAGCACCTTGTGGTCCTTGAGTTCCTTGTCCTCCTGAAGCGCCTCCACCTCCTTGAGAACCCTGAGAACCTTGTCCTCCTTGAGTACCCTGAGCTCCTTGACCTCCTTGTGAACCTTGTGAACCTTGTCCTCCTTGAGTACCCTGAGCACCTTGTCCTCCTTGAGAACCTTGTGAACCTTGAGCGCCTGTAGAGCCACCGCCACCTTGCGAACCTTGCCCTCCCTGAGAACCTTGCGAACCTGTGGCACCTCCACCACCACCGCCACCTTGAGAACCTTGTCCTCCTTGAGTACCTTGTGAACCTGTGGCTCCTCCACCACCAGTACCACCTTGAGCACCTTGACCTCCTGTCGGACCTGTGGCACCAGCACCTCCTTGTGAACCTTGTCCTCCTTGAGCACCTTGACCTCCTGTCGGACCTGTGGCACCAGCACCTCCTTGTGAACCTTGTCCTCCTTGAGAACCTTGACCTCCTGTAGACCCTTGAGAACCTTGAGCTCCTTGACCTCCTTGAGAACCTTGAGCTCCTTTACCACCTTGAGAACCTTGAGAACCTGTGGCACCTCCACCACCAGTCCCACCTTGAGAACCTTGTCCTCCTTGAGAACCTTGTGAACCTTGAGCACCTGTGGAACCACCACCACCCTGAGAACCTTGTCCTCCTTGTGAACCTTGTGCCCCCGCACCACCTTGTGAACCTTGTCCTCCTTGAGCTCCTTGACCTCCTTGAGAACCCTGAGCACCTTGTCCTCCTTGAGTACCTTGTGAACCTTGAGCACCCTGACTACCAACAGCACCTAACGAACCTTGAGCACCCTGACCACCCTGAGCACCTTGGAAACCTTGTCCTCCTTGAGCCCCTTGATTACCAGTAGCTCCTTGCGAACCGACAGCTCCTTGAGAACCTTGTCCTCCTTGTGAGCCTTGTGAACCAACCGCTCCTTGCGAACCTTGTCCTCCCTGAGTACCTTGTCCACCCTGAGCGCCTTGTCCTCCCTGAGCTCCTTGTCCTCCTTGCGAACCCTGAGCACCTTGTCCTCCTTGCGAACCTGTAGCTCCTTGAGAACCTTGTCCTCCTTGAGTACCCTGAGCGCCTTGTCCTCCTTGCGAACCTTGTGAACCTGTATTACCTTGGGAACCTTGAGCTCCCTGCACTCCTTGACCTCCTTGAGCCCCTTGTGCACCTTGAGCACCCTGTCCTCCTTGAGAACCTTGAACTCCTTGACCCCCTTGAGCTCCTTGTGAACCTATATTACCTTGAGAACCTTGAGTTCCTTGAGCACCTTGCCCTCCTTGCGAACCTGTTGCTCCTTGAGCACCTTGACCTCCCTGAGTTCCCTGAACACCTTGACCACCTTGAGAACCTTGAGAACCTGTATTACCTTGAGCTCCCTGTCCTCCTTGAGCACCCTGTCCTCCTTGAGCACCTACAGGACCTTGAGCACCTTGTCCTCCTTGAGTACCTTGAGCCCCTTGACCTCCTTGAGCCCCAACTGAACCTGGACTACCTTGTGAACCTTGTCCTCCTTGAGTACCCTGTCCTCCTTGAGCTCCAACCGCTCCTTGGGAACCTTGTACTCCTTGCGAACCTTGAGCACCTTTTCCTCCCTGAGAACCTTGAGCACCAACGGCACCTTGCGAACCAACGGCACCTTGCGAACCTTGCCCCCCTTGAGCACCTTGATTACCTGTTGCCCCTTGTGAACCAACGGCACCTTGTGAACCTTGTCCCCCTTGAGCACCTTGATTACCTGTTGCCCCTTGTGAACCAACTGCACCTTGTGAACCTTGTCCCCCTTGAGAACCTTGTGAACCTGTATTACCTTGAGCACCAATAGGACCTTGAACACCCTGAGCACCTTTAGCACCTTGAGGACCTACATTACCTTGACTTCCTTGTCCTCCTTGAAAACCTTGACCTCCTTGAGTACCTTGAGAACCTACAGGTCCAACAGCACCCTGTGAACCTTGAACACCATCCGCACCTACCGCACCTTGAGCACCTATATTACCTTGAGAACCTTGAGCACCTTGAGCTCCTTGTCCTCCTTGTGAACCTTGTGAACCTGTATTACCCTGAGAACCTTGAGCACCTTGAGCTCCTTGTCCCCCTTGAGCTCCTTGTCCCCCTTGAGTACCTTGTGCTCCTTGAGTACCTTGAGAACCCTGTCCTCCCTGAGCACCTTGTGAACCTACACCACCAACAGCACCTTGTGAACCTTGTCCCCCTTGAGAACCCTGTCCTCCCTGAGCACCTTGTGAACCTACACCACCAACAGCACCTTGTGAACCTTGTCCTCCTTGAGAACCAACATTACCTGTCGCGCCTTGTGAACCAACCGAACCTGGTGAACCTGTAGACCCAAAATCACCTTGTTTTCCTTGACCTCCTTGAGTTCCCTGAGCACCCGCAGCACCCTGAGCACCTGTTGGTCCGGTATTTGCTGTACCCGCCCAAAGAGCATTATTAACTACAGTACCTGCAGTTGTTGCAATAGTACTAAAAACATAAAGATTGTTAAAAAATAACCTAAATTTAGGTGAGGTATTAGTAACTCTAAAATAAACAGTAGTACTAACTTTCCAATCAAGTAACGCACTGGAGTAAACCCAAGTTGCCTTAGTATTATTTGTATCATACAACTCAACAGTTGCACTACCTGGTAATATAATGATATCCTTAGCCACCTATTTTTATACTTAAATCTTTAAGAAAATTATTCAATACTTCAACTCTTTTTTGGTTTTCAATTAATGCCGATATACCAACCGAAACCAATAGCTCATATTGTAAATTCTTATAACCATATTTATCTGTCCAAACTAAATCTGGATATTTTTCTTCAATTTCTTGAGCAATAAATCCAAGGTTCGCACCTTTAATTAGATATTGATGTTCCGGTAAATAATCTGACAATTGAGGAATGTCCTCAATCCAATCAAATTTAACGCCTCTCATGTTAACAATGTTTTGTCTAACGTTTGTGAGAGGTTTAATGTTTGTTTTGTATCTGGCATCTGACGCTGGTCCTTGAGCACCTGTAGCACCTTGAGTACCTTGTGGTCCTTTACCACCTTGAGCACCTGTAGGTCCACCCGGTCCTTTTACACCTTGAGAACCTTCAGCTCCTTGAGCTCCGTTACCACTAGGTCCTTTAGAACCTTGAGCACCTTGTGCTCCTTGACCACCTTGTGGTCCTTTTGGACCTTGAGCACCCTGAGAACCTGGTGTTGAATCACCTGTGGCACCAATAATACCTACAGTTCCTTGAGCACCTTGGTTTCCTGCAGGACCTGTATTTCCCGCAGTTCCTTGAGCACCTTGTGTGGTATTGTTATCACCTTGAGTTCCTTGGGCTCCTTGAGCCCCTGTATTAGCACCCTGAGCTCCTTGGGCTCCTTGAGTTGTACTATTAGCTCCCTGAGCTCCTTGTGAACCCTGAGCACCTGTTGCACCTTGAGTAGAACCTTGAGCACCTTGAGCACCTGTTGAACCACCACCACCTTGTGAACCCTGAGCACCTGTAACACTACTTTGAGCACCTTGAGCACCTTGTCCTCCTTGAGAACCTTGACCTCCTTGAGCACCTTGTACAGAACTTTGAGCTCCTTGAGCACCTTGTCCTCCTTGGGAACCTTGACCTCCTTGTGCACCGGTACTAGCCCCTTGAGCCCCTTGTGAACCCTGAGCACCTTGAGCGCCTGTATTACCTTGAGCACCGGTACTAGCACCTTGAGCACCTTGTGAGCCCTGAGCACCTTGGGCACCTGTACTACCTTGTGCACCTGTACTAGCACCTTGAGCTCCTTGAGCACCTTGAGCTCCTTGTTTACCCGTAGCACCTTGGTCACCTTGGACCGAACTTTGAGCACCCTGAGCTCCTTGTCCACCCTGAGCACCTTGTCCACCCTGAGCTCCTGTACTAGCACCTTGGGCACCTTGTGCCCCTGTTGAACCACCACCACCTTGTGAACCCTGAGCACCCGTGACACTACTTTGAGCACCAGTATTTCCTTGTGAACCCTGAGCTCCTGTACTTCCTTGAGCACCTGTAACTCCACCTTGAGCACCTTGGGCTCCTTGAGAACCTTGTTTACCAACAGCACCTTGAGCACCTGTAATTACTCCTTGAGGACCCTGAGTACCTTGAGCCCCTGTATTACCTGTCGCTCCTTGAGCACCTGTATTACCACCTTGAGCACCTGTGCTACCTTGAGTACCTTGAGCTCCTTGAGCCCCTTGGGCTCCCGTATTAGCACCTTGAGCACCTTGTGCCCCTTGACCACCTTGAGCACCTGTCGCTCCTTGAGCTCCCGTAGTTCCACCTTGAGCACCTGTACTACCTTGAGCGCCTGTATTACCCGTCGCACCTTGTGCTCCCGTGGTTCCACCTTGAGCTCCTTGAGCACCTTGAGCTCCTGTATTACCTGTCGCTCCTTGAGCTCCCGTAACACCACCTTGAGCACCTTGAGCACCTTGTCCTCCTTGAGCACCTGTAACTCCCGTAGCTCCTGCGGTTCCTCCTTGAGCTCCTATATTACCTTGGGCACCGGTATTACCTGTAGCACCTTGTGCACCCTGTACAGAACTTTGAGCACCTTGAGCTCCTTGAGCACCTTGTGCACCTGTATTACCTTGAGCACCTTGAGAAGCACCTTGAGCTCCTTGAGCCCCTTGAGCACCTGTATTACCCGTAGCTCCTTGAGCACCCTGAACAGAACTTTGAGCACCTTGAGCTCCTTGAGCACCTTGAGCACCTGTATTACCTTGTGCACCCGTAACACCACCTTGAGCTCCTTGAGCACCTTGAGCACCTTGTTTTCCGATAGCTCCTTGAGCACCGGTATTAGCACCTTGAGCTCCTTGAAATCCTTGAGCTCCTTGTGCACCCGTACTACCTTGAGCACCTGTAACACCACCTTGAGCACCTTGAGCACCTTGAGCACCTTGTTTGCCCGTAGCTCCTTGGTCACCTTGAACCGAACTTT